GACCCACCAACTTAAAGTCCATGTAGTTAAACTACCAGATGAAGCAGGAGTTCGCTCAATGCGAGGTTGGTCACCATCTTCAAACCGCAAAGACTGGTCAATGGTCTGTGGGTAGAACCCATCTACAACACCTGTCTTCGCTAACCCATTCGGTAACAACGCCATGTTATGAGCCTTCTGTTAGAGCCGCTGATGCTGATAGGTAGACGTTCGTACCGTCTGGGCAGTAGTAACTGATGATGTACGTCCCTGTCGCACTGATCGCTGTCAGGTCTGCCGCTGAGATAAATACGTCAGCATCGGCAGTCACTGTGTGATTACTTGCGTTGTTGAAGTAAATCATCCCAGTCTGCCCTTCCGATCCATTTGAAGCGGCCAAGGTAAACGTTAGATCCGTTGCGGCTGACGTTGTACATTCAAAGTTGTTGCTTGCTGTCAGGTCAAACGAACCGTCATTTTCTGTGGTGACTGTGCCTGTAGCACTCCCTGATACAGTGACATCGGTAAACGCACCAGTGGATGCTGAGTTAGCTCCAATCGCTGTGCCGTCAATTGATCCTGAGTTGATGTCGATCCCGGTGACAGGAGTCGTCCCGTCCAGCAAATCATCGATGCTATCGAGATCCGAATTGAGTTTCGTACCCCAGGAATCCTGGCTGGCTCCAACCTCTGGTTTAGTCAGCCCGTAAGTCGTAGTGGTTGTATCAGCCATCTAAGCTACCTCTGTCCAAGTCTGCGATCCTGCCGCAATTGTGTTCTATGTTTATGGGCCAGCAGCAATCGGCTCCCACTTTTCTCTGCCTATTGTAACAGTAACTGCCTGTGCAGTGGATATACCGTCTGTTGTGCGTACCCGTAAGAAAGATGCACTGGCTGATGATGACACGCTGGCAGATGCGCTTGCCGCAACGACTGTCTCTGCATTCGATACGATAACCGTTGATGACTCAACAATGCTCTCAACCGACTTAACCCTGACCATGTCAGCAGTTGCGGTAACAGTCGCGTCAATCTGCTGAGGTTGGGCGGATACAAAAGTCGCAGTGGCGTTTGCCGATACAGACGCACCAGGCGTAGCAGTGGCGACACCATCAACGTAATTAGTGACACCGTATAGGCTGTCACCGTAGTTGCCGACACCGTAGCCGCGCCCTGACATTGATTAGTCCAGCGTGATATCAATGTCGCCTGTTGGGATGCGGAATACATCACCTGAAGCGATAGACTTACTGGTTGTCAGTGCTGCATATGCCAAAAGGTTGCCTGATGTCAGCGCATCGTAAATACCAATGTGAGTAACAGTTCCCCATGTGCCAGTGGCCGTAGGAAACTCAATCGCTGCATCTGTTGTCGCAGTGTTGCCAGATACTGTAAAAGATCCTGACTGACGCGCATATGAGCCTCCAGACACCTCTGTGCCGGAGCCGTCCTCGTCTGGGTTTGATGTGAACAGACCAACATACACTGTGCTTGGTGATGTGTATGCGTTACCAGCGAACACATGATCCAGTAGTTCTGTCTCCAGGTAGTTTGAGAATGACATTATCCAAGTCCTCTAATGTTAAGTCTGATGCCAGACCCTGAGTTTTTCACGCGCTCTGATTGTGCATTTAGCTGCGTCACAGCAGCTGAGTACATCTGCGCCCATACTGCAATTCTAGCATCCTCTTGAAGATAAGGCGCGGAGTGCAGCAAGGAGCCATATAGATAAACATCTGGCGAATAATCTAATAACCAGTTGGTTGTGTTGCTGTCACTGAGTGCTGGGATCTTCTGGTAGTACAGCAGTTCAAAGTCGTAGTCTGAATCTGGTGTCGGGAATAACTCAAACTCACCGCGAACATGCGAGTAGAACCGTGGACGGCCAGCCTCGTCTTCAGTGTTAGACCGCTTGTCAGCAATGGCAGCTAGTGAAGCAAGCTCCAATGCGTTTGTGCCTTCACTGGTTAAGTGGAATCGGATTGTCTCGATCCAATCTGCTGGTAACTGCATGTACTGGTCACCAACGCTCTGTTGGCCAGAGACTCTGTTCTCCATCTCCCAGTGGCGGATGTCACGATTAAACTGCGCTTCTGCCAGGCTGATGAACGTAGGTATCACAGATGTGAGATCATCGCGGTTCAAAAAATCACTTATAGATGATTTTAATTCAGTGTAGTTCGTAAGTGCCATTACTGAGTCCTAAGAAGTTCGTTGAGTACGCTGTACCTGGCATCAGGGTTTGTCATTGCGCCACGCATCCCTGACGACATGTAAGACGCAGGATGAACCCCAAACATGTCTAATAATATCATAGCGGGATCATAAAAATCTGACTCGCCATACGCAGCCTTGTTTAGCCTGTTGCCAGCATCTTCAATCGCACTACCTGCCAAGAAACCAATTGGGCCAGCTTCCTGGACGTTTCGGCCAAAATTCTGCATGCCTGTTGCGATGCTGCCCGCTGTTTGGCTGACAAGATTTGCTGGAACGCCCTGGATGCTACCAACGTCCCGGAAAGGTGCTTTCATCATGTTTTCTGCATATGTTTTTGTGCCAATCTGCTGCGTTGCAGTTGGAACACCTAGCACCTGGTTTGCTTGCTGGCGTGGCGACTGAACCCCATCGCTTAACAAAGCGTCAAAAATACGAATTGTCATTTCTGGAGACAATCTTATTTTTTCCATTACAACTCATCTCCAGCTTCTACCGTTTTTTCTTTTCCGCTAATCGCATCCAGGAGACTGTAGCCAGCGTATCCAGGGCCGCCTGTGGTCACCAATGGGTTGACCATTCTGACTGTATGCGTGAACCCGGCAATCAATGGATCAAAGATCGCTGCAACGTCACCAAGTTTTGGATGCCGCACAAAGTATCCAGAGTATCCTTTGTCACGCAAAATCTTCTCTTCTCGCGTTGCCCTGTCAGCAGCATTGAGTGGTGATCTGCGTAGTTCAGTGAACAATCCTTGAGGATCTCCCTGGAGATCATAAACTTGTTCAACCGGAATCTCTGTCTGCGTAGCCTGGCGGCCAGATAAACCAAACTCTGGCTTATATGGTTGGTCAGTACCTTCTACTCCGAAATACGTTCTTTTGACGAAATCAGGATCAGATGCCCTTTGCGCTTCTTCCCTGGTTCGCCCTGATAGCCCCTTCCCGTAAAATGCAGGGTCTGTCCTTTCAAGTGGCTGTCCTGAGTAGTGGACAAGTCGGAGGTTTCCTTTTTCTGTGAGAGATCCCACAATTGGGCTGAGACGATCTCCTTCTCCAAGAGATCTAGCCATTGTAAAAAACTCTTCTCTTCTTGCGTCTGCAATTGGTGTCCCCTGCATGATTGCCCAATTCGGAAGCAAACCTGTTTTCTGGTCTGCAAATACTGTGTCATCGATCCCGGCTGTTCTGTTTGTTTCGCCATACGGCCCAAAGTTTAGCCAGGAGTTTTGGCCCCTGGTTTCACTTGCTGCTGCGCGTCTAGCTTGATCACTGTACATGCCGCTATGCGCCCGGTAAGCATTCTCCTCACCTGCTGCGCGGAATCCAAAACCACCCTTGCCGTGACCAAAGAAGTCATGAACGGCTCGAAACGCATCGTTGACCAACACTGGCTGGCCATCAATCGTAAACTCTGTGGTCTCCAGAAGAGGATTGCCTGATGGATCGAAATCAACATCTGAGCCGAAACCACTCCTGGTTGGGAAAACCCCTAGTCTTTTGTTCTCTGTTAGATCAAGCAGTGCCTCATATGGGCTGTTTGCGTATGGGTCTACGTCATTGATGAAATATGGCTTGATACCAGCTGATAGCATTGACTCATACTGATTCATTGTCTCGTCTGCTAAAGCCCTGTATGACGCTTTAACGTCACGGTCATCAGGGCTGTGCTGCATCAAGTCGTATTCTTTGGCTACCTGCCTGGCAAATGCTGGGTTCGGCTGCACATAGTTCAACACTTCGTAGTACGGGATGCCAGTGTCTTCTGATATCTGCCTAGCCAATGCCTCAATGCTAGAGTCACCACCTACAACGACTCTACCTACTCCTGGAATATTCGCAGCTGCTGGCTGCCCTGGAATGGCTGCTTTGTTGCCGATTCGCCTAACACCTTGTGCGCCTTTACTAACGATATTGATGAGGTTTTGAGCAGCCATGTGATCACGCTATACCTTGGATATTTCTTCGTATTGTATCACCCCATGTGTCTGTCTGACCAATGCCTTCCCGGTAGATGGCCACCAAGCCAAAAGCATCAGCACCGTGGGATGCCCAATCGTGTTCGGGGCCGAGACCGAGACCTCGTGTTTCATCTCGTTTCTCGTGATACCAGCCAAGGGCTTCTCTTCCGCCCTTTGTGTTTTCATCTTGGAATCGACAGCTTGGGAACATGCGTCTTGCTGCTTCAATCCTTTGCAGTACAGCCCCTGCGCCTTGGTGGGAGATAGACTCAACAGTGAAACCGGAATAGTGGAGGAGGCCTTCAGGTGGGCTGCTGTTTACCATGTCATGCTTTCGGCCATCATGTGGCA